GTTGATCATAAAATAATAGTTTCCCTTGATACATATCCAAGAAAAATTGTTGTTTGATTTTTAGAAACATTTTCTTGATATTTCCACTGTCACGATTGATAAATCCAAATACACAGGCTTGAATTCCGGGTCGGTCTTCGGTTTTAGCATTTTTCATAAATAATGTGCGACCCCATAATTCATTCTCGGCTAATACGTTTCCCTCTTTCAATACGAACATTGTTTCTGTTTTTTCATTTTGGAATTCGCTGAACATCTGATTTACGTCTCCTGTAATTAAGGAATCTGTATCCAAATATAGGATTTTTTCATAATTATGTAACTCTTTATAATCAAATATATCGATTTTTGAAATACGACTTTGATTCATCGTATTATAGTAATTGTTGATATGAAACTTAATTCTTGTGTCTGAAATTTCAGCGAGAATTAAATCTCGATAGGATTGATTGGTATAAACCAAAAAATCACAACCATTCTCTTCAGGATTCGACTTTAAAAAAGATTTGATAAGTTCTATCGTGAGTTTTACATAATTATCATTACTAAATACACAAGTATATATTAGATTTCTTGACATGTTATAATAACTAAAATACTCATTTTTTATATTTCTATTTTAGACGTATCACTTTATTATCGGATATTTGAGAGAAGAAAACCATCCAGAAAAAATATGTTATACCATTGGTTATTTGAAATGCCGATAAAAAAATTGATTTAATATTATATTATATAAATAAAATATATAAATAAAATGACACTCGATTTAAATAAATATGAAAAAGGAGTAGGACCCATATTTGCTTGTCAACTTTCTATAAAATTATTTATAGAAGATACAACAAATAATTTTACTCAACGTAAATATGCTGAAACTATATATGAATGGTTAGGATTATTTGAAGGTTCAATTGACGAATTATGTAATGTTTCTTATGATAAATCTGTATTTATTTTGAAAGTATTAGAAAAATATGAAATTAATACAAGAGATTCTAACTTATTATTAAATTATGAAGATTCGATTAGTTCATTAAAATATCAAATTAATTTAATAAAAAATTCGGCGTTTTAAATGTCCAAAGGTGTAAGAGAAAGAAAAAATGTTAGAGGAAGGAGTAAGAGGAGAATATTAAGAGGAGAATATTAAGAGGAGAATGTTAAGAGGAGAATGTTAAGAGGAGAATGTTAAGAGGAGAATATTAAGAGGAGGGAGTAAGAGGGATTACTTTGCACCGCGTAGCCTGGTGCAAAGTTTTCGGTTCCCTCTGTATGGACAGTTTTTATTTAATTGTTTTAGGAGTTGCTGCTTTATTTTTAATCATTATGCTTATTTTCATGGGATGGATGATTAGTCGCAAACAAGACCAAATCACTACACCATCACCAAGTGGCGCAGGAATGGCAAGCATGTGTCCTGATTATTGGGAAATTGATGGTGACAAATGTAAAATTCCTGCTTCTGGCGGTACAAATGTGGGTACGATACACGAAAATAATGGACAACTTAGTACTGAATTTACGTCTAATTCTAGTTCTATTTACGATTCTAATACTATTAAAACAGGAGAATCGGATTGGAGCAATTATATGAATAAAGGTTTAGACCCTGTTTGTGCGAAGAAAATGTGGGCAAATCGATGGAATATTTATTGGGACGGAATTAGCAATGCTAATTATTGTTAGTATTGTTGTCAATTGCTTCAATTATTTTTCCAATAGTCGTTGCATATGGAAATAAATACAAATACAAACAGAATCAATACAATATATTTTATGACAGAATGTCTTGTATTATCTCTTCCATATAGTAGAATTCTTTTTCACCTATCACATTTGTCATTATTAATTGCTATTATTGGATATCTAAGAGGTTATCCTCATTTGGCAGTCGTACCCGGTTCCGTGTATATAAGTTCTATTCTTTATTGGAGAAATCCGATAAAAAATTCGATTTGGCGTAAACTAGATATTTTTGTAGTGGCTCTCGCATTTTCCTATCAAAAAGTATTGATTTTTACCTCTCAAGCAATCGCAAAAAAAGAATATTGGATACTTATGTTTATTGCTGTTTCATGTTATCCTATATCAAATCATTGTCGACAATTCGGAGAGGCATATGACACATTTTTCCATTCACTAATTCATATTTTCGCAAATATGGCAAATTTGTCTCTTTATTATACCGACAATCAAGAATAATGAAATTGAAACGTTTTCTATTGTGTTTTTACAATAAAAATACGAAACCCCAAAATGTCACACGAATCAAATCATTGTGGATTACATACATGTTTCCTTATATGTATGATGATTACGCTAGTAATCGCATGTATTACCTATTATGATGGTTGTATATCCGAATTAGACGGTATGTGTCCGCGTTATATACCGAAAAAAGGTACGATTGCTGGATTTCATTACAAAAAAATAGAGAAAACCGATTCAGAAGGCGGTATCAAAACAAGATATGATATATTTGCGGATATCAAAATCAATGACGATGAAACATGTAGGTCAGCATTATATAAAAATCGAAAGTCTCTTCCGACAACCATCAATGTAAATACCACTGAAATATATGATTTTAAGGTAGGGAGAATGTATGATACAATTGTATTGAAAGAGCATCAAGATTGGTGTGTGATTGATGTAAATGGTAAATTTGAAGCCAATGGCATTGGGTCGATTATTATGTTTGCGTTCTTTGGTGGAATGGGATTAACAATTATCTTTCAATGTATAAGGAAAGATAATGAAGAATGTAAAACTCATAATGATGTAAATAATTTCAGTGAATATACAAAAAAAATAATAAGAAAAATGTATGTGAGAGAAATAAAAAGACCAGCGTCTCCCAAAATCATACCAATCTGTGAAAATGTATAAATGTAATGTTTGTCAAGGTCTTTGTCAAGGTTTTTGTCAAGGTCTTTGTCAAGGTCTTTGTCAAGGTCTTTGTCAAGGTCTTTGTCAAGGTCTTTATCAAGGTCTTTATAAAGAAATGTCGACCTTTGGTCGACATTTCTTTTCAACAAGGCAATTCAAAAAAATACTATTCACACTTTATACATAAACACTAATCCACCCCCATTTTATAATGAATTCAATATACGTTCCACCCACATTTTTCCAATATCATTTTCATCCGCAAAATTATATTCTGTATCCGCATTCGTATCTATACGAATCACTTCTGTTAAATAATCCGCTTTTCCATTTTGTATTTTCATAGGAAATTGTTCCGGCTTCAACCATTGTGTATGATATTTTTGACAACGTTTCAAATAATCCAATGGAATTCTCTCTTCTCCATTTCGCATTCGTTTATGAATCCTTTCATAACATTTTTCCGGTGATGAATCCACATATACTATTTTATGTACTGGAAAATCAACCGCAAATTCATCATACCATCGATGATAGATTTGTGCCTCTACATCTTCTATCATTCCATCATCATGTAACATTTGCAAGAATATATTTCTGTCAGCACATAATGACCTTTCCACGATGAAAATATCCTTATCTGGATTCTCTCTCACAGTTTGTTTAAATAATGATAAACGACTAATATAAGCCATAATCTGAAATGAAAATGCGTATTTACGTTGGTCTTTATAAAATTTCTGTAAAATCGTTTGACCGGATGCATCTTGAATACTTTCCCATATATCAACAGGTTCCATAATGAAATGGACACGATTGGCAAATGTTTGGTCTGAATGAAACCTCAAATATCTCTCAATAGCACGCAATAAGGTTGATTTTCCAGCACCAATATTTCCTTCAATTGTGATTACTGTAATCGATGACATTCGTATAATATATATTGTCTTATGTTTTAAATTTGTTTGTAAACTACTCATTGTTCAATTTTCTAAAAAGGTTGTTACTTGCGCACCGTGTAAACAGGTGCACAAGTTTAAGGGTGGCAAGGAGGGGCGTAGCCCCTTCTAAAAATTGAACAATCCCCATAATAATTATAAATAATTATAAATGTCTAATTAAAATGAACGCTAATAATTGCAACTGTCGCTGGAAGGATTGTGCATTTTCATATCAATGCATCAATTGTGAAAATAAATTTTATAAATATCTGGAATTAAAAAAGAATGAGGAAATTAGAATATCTAATAAAAATAAATCTCTCGGAAGATGCAATTGCAATTTTATCATGGGTGTACGAATCTATGAATGCAATAATTGCTATAAAGACCTACGAAATTGGTATCATACACCAGAATACAAGATTTCCATGGATAAAATCTATAAAAATTGAATCATGATTTATTACTGGTTTTAGTAACAATATGAAATAGAAAATGAATTGCGAAAACCGTTATTATGGATTGTCACATGTAGAACTTGATGATATCAAAAAAGAATTAAATGGATATTTAGTTATTCTTAATGATATTGAAAGAATGCATGCCAGATGTGAAATAAATTTAACAAGTTTTAAATATCATATTAAAGACGCAAATATTTTGAAAATATTCACGGATGATTTTGAAATAATACAGTTAGACAATGATTATAAAGAACAAATTACAACGAAAATCAAAGAAATAGCACAAAAAAATAAATCGAAATATTGCTGGTATGGATGTTTTAGTAAGTATTATGATGATAAAATCGAATTTTATTTGCAAGAATTCATCGCCAGTGTTGCGAATAATATTTTATATCATTACAAATACATAATTCAAGATACAAAAACAGATATATGTTGTCTAAACATTAATAATTGCATAAAAGAAATTAAAATATACAATATGAATTTGTATAATTCATTTAGATATGTTTATAAATACGATAAATATAAAATCAATATTGATTTTAGTAATTGTCGTGAAATTCAACAAACTATTGATAGAATTAATACAGAAATCGGGTATGTACTCGATGCTTTGATTCATGTCCATACACAAAAATAATATAAATATGACCCTCCCAATATAATATATGTATAATTATATGTTGAATCTATTATTATTATCTTTTTTATCGATTGTTTATGCGTCGACATTCAATCAATTATCATTTAGTGGCGGTGGTGCATTCGGCGCCATTGAAATCGGTATTCTTAAACATTTAACAGAACATAAACAAACTCCCAATTATGACCTCTATACTGGAATATCGGCTGGAGCATTGAATGCCGGTTTTCTTTCTTATTATGATAACATTCACGAAGGTATTATCATTGCGGAATCCATTTATAGTTCTCTCAGAACACGCGAAATTTATAGTATTTTACCAATCACTGGTATTTCTATTTTGAATACCACACCTCTTAAAAAAACATTGGCAACTGTATTGAATCAAATTGATAGTCATCCTACAATACTTACATTGATTGGCGCCACGAATTTATATTCAGGCTCTCTTGATATATATGAATTCGATGCTTCATTATCCGATGAAAATAAAATAGACTTGTTAATGGCATCTTCTGCAATTCCTGTTATGTTTCCACCGATTTCTTATGAAGGACAATTATATGCGGATGGCGGTATTATCAGTAATGAATTGTTATTAGTGGATACACCATGTACTGTGGATTATATCAATATTACTTATATCACGCCTTATCAAGGAGAAATCTATGATAATACACCTCTTACAGACACGAAATCAGTATTAGAAAGAACGATAAAAATAATCTATACAAATTTCAATAATCCTCTTGTAGAAATGAATCAGAATTGTATAAATCCTATAGGAGAGATAAATCAATATTATGTGGAATCCGAAGCATTGAATGGATACAGTATGTTGGATTTCGATAAAGGCGCAGAATTAATTCGTATCGGGTATGAAAATGTGAAACATCGACAATATAAAATATGTTGAACCTGAAAAATTGAATAGAAACGAATTATGATATATTTATAATATTATAATTCCTGAGAAATGTTTACTGCTACTTATTACATGCGCGAATACCTGGTGAAACTTGGTTTCCAAATCGAGAATCGACTTATGATTCCAGACCACCCTTATCAAATTATCGCAACTCGTGATAATATACAATATAGTTTGACATTTAATGATGAAAATTTGGCAGATAAAGATGACGGAATTTTGAAGGCTAATATGAATGTATGGCATGTTATGAAACGTGATGGAATTATCGTCGATACACAACAACAGTTTTATCCGAGAACCAAACCCGATGATTGGAAAACATATGGTAGTCAGGCGTTGAATGATATGAAAAAAGTTCTTTACAGGAACGGATTATAAATAAATATGAATAGAATATGATATTTTATTCATTTTCTTCGCGGTGAAAATCGATATAAAAATGAATCACTAATTATTAAATTAACAATGGAAGTTATCGATTTAGGTGAATTGGATAGTGGTTTAGGAGCAAGTACTATACAATTAGATTTAAATGATATGATGCCTGGACTGGGAGGTGCTGAATTTTTAATGAATGATAAAGGCCGGTCAAATTCAAGTGGAAATATTCAATTAGATATTGGTGATATTGAAACCCAATTAAATGATTTATCCTCAAAACCTCCAGCAACAAGTAATGTGAACACAAATTCCTCGGAAAAAGGATTTGGTGATAAAATATTAGGTGGTCTTTCTTCTTTTTTTGAATCCTCGAAACCTGCTGTTGATCCAAATACGAAAACTGTTAATACGGGCGCACCCATTTCATCAGTCGGAAACGCAACCAAAGAAGCATCGCAAACTACTGGGTCGAGTCGTACTTGGGATGGATTTATGAATTTTGGTGGGAATGGTGTTTCTAATGTGGATAAAGTAATGCCGACAAAAATGACTGAGAGAGAAAAAATACGAAAGAAGAAAATCATGTTGAAACGTTTAGATGAATGGAGAAAACGTGACCAAGAAAGAGGTATTCATACCCATAGTAACTTAAATGAAAACAGTAGTTATGAAGAAATCGAGGATGAATATGAAACCGCAATGGAAGAGAAAAAGAAGAAAGATGCTGTTAAATTATATCAATGGTGGTTTATGACTGCTGTGAATACTCTTGAATATGGTAATGCGGCATTGAATCCTTTCGATTTAAATTTGGATGGTTGGGGAGAGCAGATTAATGAAGATATTGATAGTTATGATGAGATTTTCGGAGAATTGTATGAAAAATACAAAGGCGGCAAAATGGCTCCTGAATTGGCTCTTGTGATGCGTTTAGGATTCAGTGCTGTCATGGTAAATTTCACAAATAAAGCGCTTTCTTCAGTGACACCTGGATTCAATGATGTGATAAGACAAAGTCCAGAATTAATGAAAGAATTTTCGAGAGCAACGGCGGCTTCGATGTCTCAACAAAGCCCAGGATTTGCTTTCATGAATGATATGTTGAAACCCGATGTTCAACCTAAAAATGGAAATATGGCACCTCCTCCAACTCAACAAGTTGGAAGAGAAAGAGTCGGAGAACGCCCGGATTTAGTAAATGCGAGAGGTGGAACTATGTTTCAAGAAAGAGGTGTAGAACTAAATGGATATGGTTCAGCAGATGCTCCTGAAAAAAGTTATCGTCCAGGATTTGAACCTACTTTTCAAAGCATGAACCCAAATCCTACACCAGCCACTAGACCTGAAATGAAAGGTCCCGGTACAGATGTTGATTTTATCTTGTCAGGATTGAAAACAAAAACAGTGGATATGAAACGCGATGATAATAATTCTATGATTAGTGCAACTTCATTAAGAGATTTGGGAGATTCATCGATGCCAAAACGTGGTAAACGACGAAATAATGCTGGAAGCGAGAAAAATATCGTATCTCTAGATTTGTAAATTTAACAGGCTATTCTATTATGAATAATAAATTTGGTTTTTATTCATAAATTTTTATTTTTTTATGGGGTGAATTCATACAATGTTTCATAAATCCTTTTTCAAACTCTTCTTCGAATCTTTTTCTAAAATTTCTACCGACGTTGTGGTAGAACATTGAGTTTCTAAAATTTCGTTTAGTAGAAATATTTCGATTTCTTGGCATAAATAATTCTCTATACGCTTTTTCAACTCTTTTTGTTTTTTTGTCACTAAGAATACTCTTACATTTTCGACGTTTCATCTCTCTCGTTTTTCTCATTTTTTTCGGCATTTCATAGACAAGTTGAGCATAATTATTTTGATACATTTTATGCATTTTATACATTTTACATATTCACATTTACTGGGCATGATGCCCTTCTTTTTTTCTCTTGAACATTCAACTATTCAATGGATAACACTGATTTTAAATTTACAGGAAATGTCGGCACATCAACCTCTTCTTTCTTGTCATCATTTGATACGAAAACACTACTTATTATTATTCTCTCGGTCATCTTATTTTTCTCTCTTTTAGGCATCAATGTTTTTATTATTATCGGTAATTTCATCAATACGCTGGTTGCCATTTTTGGCCCCGTGATTCTCAACATCTTATCGCTTTTTGGTTATACTACTGGTGGTGTTTTAGGTAAAACCGCAGGTGTTGTCGGCGATACAACTCAAACTGGAATTGAAGTCGCTGAAGGCACTGTCCAATCTGTCGGTGATATTTTGAAAGATGTTAGTCGACCTTACATGAATCCCGACGCAGCATCTCGTCTTGATGATATTTTAGATACCTCTCCAAATGCATGGAAATGGTATCGAAGTGGTGCTACCGCAATTCCCGATAATACCGGCAGTCCTATCCAAAGTACCCATAAAAATGGATGGTGTCTTGTTGGAGAATATAATGGAACGAGAGGTTGTGTTGCTGTAGGAGACCAAGATAAATGCATGTCAGGACAATTATTTCCGGATCAAGCCGCTTGTTTGAATCCAGCACAAGGACCCGGTGCTCCGATTCCATCCGCAATGGGACCTGTAACGAATGGACCTTCATCGACCGCAAATCCTCGTTTAGATGCTATGCGGGAATATGGAGAACAATTGGCGGCACGTGGAACCGATTTAACACCACCACCGGCCAATCCTCCATCAGTCGCCTCTCAAAATGTAGTTGAACAACGTTGGACATAATCAACAAAGATAGTTGCAAAGACTCAATTTATAAGGAGGGTACGATAGGGAACGTAGTTCCCTATATATGTAATGGAACCAAGTTGTTCTTCGTTTCCCAATGGTTTTCGATGTATTCATCAAAAACCAACGCTTATACAATCGAAAACTGCCTATATACAATGTTTCGTGAATTTAGGTAGTGTTTTTGAACCACCTGATTTAAGAGGCGCCTCTCATTTCATCGAACATATGGTATTTAAAGGAACCAATAAATACCCTACATCTCTCGCAATTACTAGTATTTTCGACCAATGTGGTGCCTATATCAATGCTTATACGGAAAAACGTTATACATGTTATACAATTCAATGTCCAGTTACTGCTGTGGAAACATGTATATCTCTTCTCTCTCAAATGCTCTTTCATTCTGTTTTCCCAAAAAAAGAATTCATTAAAGAAAATGAAGTTGTCATTGAAGAGAATTCCAAAGATGATGATGATCCCGAATATAATCTGTTTGAATCTCTCGATCAAGAGATTTTTTCAGGCTCTCCTTATCAATGGCCCATCGATTCGATAAAATATCATAATACTTCTAAATTACGCAAATTCAATTATAAGAAGATTATTGAACTCTATAAACAATATTATGTACCATCGAATATGATTCTATCCATTGTTTGTTCTTTATCCATCGAGAGCATCTTGCGACGCACTGATTTTACGAACACGCATATGAGAGTGGGTACCTCGATAAACAGCACTAATTTCGTTATCCAATCCTCTCCTTTCCGGAATGATTATAGCATTATTAAAACCGCAAAAACGCCAGAATCTCTCAAACATAAGAATAATATTTGGATAGAGAAAAAAGAAATCGCGACCGCACATTTGGGAATTAGTTTCCAAATCGGGGGCATGTATTTAAAAGAACGTTTTGCTTGGATTGTTTTAAATCAAATTCTAAGCGGTACTTTATCTGCGCGACTTTTCACGATTTTAAGAGAAGAGAATGGACTTACTTATACGAGTAATACCGAAATCAAATTCTACGAATCCATTGGTTCTTTTACATTATACGCGGAAACCGAGAGAAGCAAATTATTTCATAATGGAAAAAAACCAGGAGTTCTACCTCTTTGTATTCAATTCATAGAAGATTTATATAAAGATGGAATTACCTCGAAAGAATTAGAAAGAGCCAAAGGTTATCTCTCGGGAACACATATACAAGATATAGAAGATGGTGAAGATATAGTAGAATATAATGGATTAAGAGAGATATTCAATATGGAAAAACATACAGAATATCCGATTGTTGGTTATAGAGATTTTTATAAGACCTATTTGGAACCAGTGACAAAAAAAGAAATCGATCAAGTAATACGAAAATGGTTAAAACCTGAATATATGGTTGTAAGAATTGTATCCTCTTAGTTACATTTTATTTCGAAATCCTTACATTTGTCTAAAATCGTAGGTCCATAGAAAATTCTAACATAATAACCTTTTTGTTCATCAAAAACATCACAATCATACCAAGGACCGTCTCCATAATAAACACCAATAATTTCCTTAATATGTTCAAAATGTCTTATGCTATACATTTTATCATGGAATTCAATTTCAATAGTATACACGCAATCGTCCTCAATTTCAATTTTTTTTATAATTATATCATCATCATTGACAATGTCAAGACCAATTTTGAAGGCTTTTATTATATTAGTTAAAATTCGCAACGACATCTTATTATTATATACACATAATAATAAATAAATTCAAATTCAATTTTTAGTCATAACATATTTGTGCGCCACAATTTAAACATTTTTGATATATATTTGTAATTGACATTGGAATCCAACAAGGAAAATTACAACATTTCTTATTACATCTAGGGTAAATCTTAGGTAACATATTGGATTTTTTCTTATCATTTTTATCTGGTGAATATTCAGCCATAATTTCTCTTTCAGCTATATTATCTCTTTCTTTTAATCTTCTATATTCATTTTCACATAATTTTTTGTCATAAGTTTCTCTATCACAACCAAACATTTTAATAAAATCTTCATCAGTTATTTTGTTTTCCATTAATATTATTTTATATTTATTTTTGTTTATTTTTATAATCTTTCCAACTCAATTTGATAGGTTTTACAAATTCGGCTTCTTCTTTTTCTTTTTCTTGCGCTGAAATTTCATCATATTTGGCTCCCTTGCGATTTGAACTATCAATATAAATATCATGAAGCATTTTTCCAACAATTACCGAACCTTGATATTGGTCTATATCATTTTCTTCGATTCGTTTTAATACCTTGATAAAATCCACAAATAGTTTCATATCAAGTTCATCGTTTATAACACGATTAAAAATATCAGTATAATGAGTGTATAAAAAATTACAACCACTTACACATAAATTATAGAATTCAGTCGGATTTGTTTTTCGCATTTCTCCATTTTTTTGTTTGAATTCACATATGGTTGCAATATCTAATAGGATTGGTTCACTGTGTTTTAATTCACGAATACGGGCTGTATTATCAATATATTGATCATGATTTACTAAGTCTTTTAAATTCATTCGTTATTCTTTATTCTATTGATTTATTTTTATATTCTAAAATGAACACACGTTATTACAAATTCGATTCCACAACATGTTCAATTAAAAAAAGTCCCCAAATGGACTTCTTTTTGTTTTTTTGATAAATAAATAATATTTTATGCGGATTCGTTGAGATAATTAAACATATTTATATTTTTGACAATGACATTATTAAATGCAGTTCGACAGAGAGCACAACAGTTACTGTTTTGAATTTTTAATTGGTTTTTGACACATGAACCACAGAATTGATGTTTGCAACCAAAAACTACTGTATTATTTGTATGAACTGTTTCTAAACAAATTCCACATTCGAATGATGCCATGTTTTCAAAAGAATCACGGTTTACAATGATTTTTAATTTTTTTGTATTAGTTTGTTTGGTTTCCGACTCTGACTCATAATAACTTCGGGTGGAACGAAACGATTGATAATAGTTCCATAAAGCGAGTGTATGTTCCTGAATTGGTCGATTCGCAGGTAAACGAGTATATTTCACTGACATTGCTTTTATTTGCATTTTTCCAATACCACGCGTATAAAGTACGAAATGTTCATAGTCATTTGAACGCGCATATAGACGACTCAGATAAATATTCCAATTATCAATTGTTGGACAAGTACAATTTGCGATTGTGTGTTCTCGAGAGCGGCAATAGGAACAGGGCATTCTTTAAGATTAATCTTGTTATTCTGCTTATGATTTTGGATAATTTATTCAATAAAATATTTCAATTTCATATAGAAAATATCGGTGGTCTAAAATTAGATATGAAAACAATATAGAAAACATCAAAGACTATATATTATGATATAAGAATAAAAATCTGGAATGAAATCGCAAAATCCTGCCGTATTTGTTTCAACACAATGTCTAGTTTTTCCAAAACACGCATCAAAAAAAGATAAATATTGTTGTCCTAATTGCAATGAACCTGTTTTTCTTAGAAAAGGTGATAAACGTGCGCCCCATTTTTCTCACTATTCTTCTTCAAATTGTAATTATTATAATAACGAATCTGTAAATCATATGAACGCAAAACAAAAAATAAAGGAAATATTAGAAAATCGCAAAAATAATATATATGTTTGGAGAACTTGTACGAAATGTGATTCTCGTTTTCATTATGAAATCGACCCAATTGACCCAACAAGTATCGTAAAAGATGAATATCCATTTGTTTTAAATAAGAAACTGCGAAGGGCTGATATTGCGTGTATTAATGAATCCAATGATATTGAATTTATATTTGAGATATGTTATAAAAATCCTACTGAATGTGAAAAGAGACCAGAACCATGGTTTGAACTTGATGCTAATTCAGTATGTGAATTAGAAATAGATGACTGTAATATAATTAATGTCGAATGTATAAGAAAAACATATTGTGAAGATACTCAAAATTATGGATACTGTAAAAAATGTGAACAAAAATATGCTAAAAAAAATAAAGGAACTATCTATTTCAATCAACGTGGTGCAGGATGTGGAAAGACATATGAAAGCATTCAATTAATTAAAGACATTAAATTTGAAAATAAAACTACCTGGATATATTTGACGAAAATGCGTTCTGCCAAATTTGTAATTTACAACGAACTCAAAAATCAACTAGAAACTCCTAACGCAGGCTTCATCGGAAAATATACATTTGTATCAGAATCTAACGCAGGAAACCAACATAAAATTATAATAAAACGCATGACTGATGAAAAACATATAACAATTATCATTGGAACAATGGATTCATTCATATATGCTTTAAGAGGAAAGGCTATTAAACCTTACGGAAAAAATCAATTTATTCAAATTGCAACAAATATATCAAATGGAAATATGTATATCGAGACTGATGGTAGTATTCATTATGCGTCATCTCGACCAAAATTAACACATGAATGTTTTATTGTCATTGATGAAGGACAAGACTTGGATAAACAATATGTAACTGCGTTCGAAACAATTATTAACACCACTGGAATTGATGTATATATTATTGGAGACAAATTGCAAAGCATATTATCAGAAAACAATGCATTTACTTATTTGCTGAATTCTGAAGATAGTGATAGAATCGAGAAGAATTATGGAGAAAATATAGTAAAACGATTTCACAATGAACAATTTATTGATTTTGTAAACGATATTGTAGATTTTGAAAAACATGGTGTGAGTCCTATTGTAGGAATTTGTGATGGAAACTGCAATTATCAACACGAAAACCACATTATTCCTTATACGATTGATCCTTGTTGTCCAAATATATACAAGTCAGATAAAATTCATATTGATCATATTGACGAAATGATTGGTAGAATTACAACAGATATGACAACCAAAATAATAAAATATGGATATTTGCCAAAAAATTTCTGCTTCATTTTTCCAGTAGTATCTAATAATGAAATAATCGCGAGATTATATCCAGCATTGCAAGAATTTTGGAAAACAATTCTCCAACAACCATGTACATATACTGAATTGTTTATAGAAAATATGAAATTGGATAATTATGATAACTATTGGGACTCAAAAATAAAAAATAAATACAATGATAACCATGTTGAACTAATGGTTCAATTCCACAAATCAGATAGCAATCAAACTATAAATTTAGATGAGAGTAAACATAGCACTCGTATAATGTCTATCCATGCGTCGAAAGGTACTGGTTGTGAGTGTGTTTACTTATTAGGATTAACAGAACGTTCATTATCTTATATGTCATCAAATGAAACCGGCAATTTAAAATATGAATCACTTTTGCACGTTGGATTAACACGACACAAAAAATATCTGTATGTTGGTTTTGATGGAAATGTAAACGATGACATTTGTAAAAGATTTTGTAAATACAATTGTGAAACAATGTCTAACCCAGATTTTAATATGAAAAAATCCGCAAAACCAAATGATTTGTGTAAGAGTTGTGAAAATTTAAATTTATATGAGGCGATGAATGAAATTTCAAATTTTAGAGAATGGGAATGTAGCCTTTATCCTGAAGGTTCAAATAGTGACAGAAACATCGGCATAGATTGGGGTCATCATATTATCAGAGCATGCGCAATGCGAACTGCTGTATATTGTTATATGATTGAGCATGTTGATCAATGTGGACAACAAACATATGCTACTCTGAAAACATTAATTGATAGTAAAATTGTATATTGTGAACATTCAATTTATAAGCAAAAAATTAAAGAACTATATAAAACAATCGAATTCAACATTAAAAACAACAACAACAACGGCAATAAAAAAAATAAGTTACTCGTATTACCTATTCTATTATTCGATGAAAACAAAGGCAATGAATATTCAAAGTATTCGTCGATTCTTAAAAACATTTGCGGTTCAATTGTCGGCAAACTTAAAACAAATTCATATAAAAAACATCCATTTTGCCCAATTGAGTCTATTGTTTTTGACCATTTGATTGGATTAACACGTTATCCAAAACTCAACACACAAATAATGGACATATACAGAATATTAGTATACTCCGATGAATGTTTCAATGTAAATCAAATTGATGAACATGAAACTTATTATAAATGTTGTTGCAAAGACTGTTTCTCAAATAGAACATCATTGTTTGTTCGCCCACATGAAAAAATAAGCACTGGAATTTCAAAACATTATAGCGCTCTTCAAAAAATAAATAGCATAACCGAAAAAATTATCAACACCCATAAAAATAATGATGTAAAATACAAATCCATAATTTTGTCAACACAAAAAACACTGATATCGGTATCTGGGGTTGATTATATTGGTTTTTACAATGAGGATAATAAATCTAAATCTATATGTATCAAATTATGTCCACAATTAAATAGTATGAATATGTTTGACGTTTATTTTGAATTATTGATAGCAAGTTTTTTGATTTTATTGAAAAATAAAGAAAATGTAATTTGTTATATCATCTCTCTTGATTTTGATGAACCTATCCAAATAAATTTTACAGATATTATAAGAGACAATAAAGAAAAACTGACAGAACTTGTAAAAACTATGTCATTTGATGCGTTAAAACATAATAATACACTCGGATATAAATGCGTTGAACACTACAGAAATACAGTTCCAAAAGGCGAGTCATACTTAAAACGATTAATTGACGATAACAATTCCAAAGAGAAATCACATGTTAAATGGTTACACTCTTATTTTGTAGATTGGATAAAATCATTGGATCAAGACATATCAAATACACAAAACAATCAACGAAAAACATTGAGAGAAAACTTAAAAAATGAAAATTGGGTAATAGACATGTTGAATCAAAAATTAATCTATGAACTAGAATGTGACTTAGGAATTAAAAATGATTCCGGCTGGGACTCGGATTCTGAATAAACATTATAACATGTATACAAGAAATTTATTGTTTTTATAAAAACAATAAATATGAAAACAATAAATGTGTTCTCTTTCATCTATCTAAAACAATTTAATACGTTTAATTGTGGGGTCAGGTTTCGACAGTTCTGCTCTACAACATGGACATTGATTCGTTTTTATGCTTTCCAAACATGATTCATGAAATCGATGATTACACTGTGTTGTTTTTGTTTGTCCGCCACTGTCAATATCATCTAAACAAATCGCACATAATTCAGTTTCCATTGTCATTTGATAATACCTCTCAGGAGTGGATGGAATATTCTTATAGAATTCAATCACTTTCGGATTCGATTTGATTTTTCTAGGATTAAATTGTGAGAGATATAATCCACTCAAATCGCGCAATCTGGAAAGCGCCACATAAGTTTGTCCATATTCGAAAATACTCGACCCAATATCAAGACATGCCATATCTAATGTGATTCCTTGTGATTTATGGATAGTAAATGCATATCCAAGTCTGAGAGGCATATAATCAATTGTATAAATCGGATATTCACTACTTAATTGTTTTGTTTGAAATCCAATCGCCATTTCTTGTCCATTTGTAAAACGAACAATGGGTATCGGTTCTTCACCTTCTGTAAATCGTGCGATAATGCCTTGGCTTCCATTACAGATTCCGCGTTCTACATCGAAATTATGAAGACACATTACATTGGTTC